TTATTTCTTCGATATACGAGGAAGACGCTATTGCGGTGTCATACATAATAAAAAGTATGATGAACAGCCGAGAGTATGTTCTGTTTACCAAGTTCGAGGGGGTGATATACAACAGGTACGAGCTGGAGGAGGGTGAAGAAGAGGAAGAGCCAGAAGAGCCAGACACCTTTACTGAAAGGTGGTTTTGGTATTCCATTGTTAGAGCACTAGCGAACGAAGACCTACAGAAGTTTCAGTACGTTTACGATATGCGTATGTCGGATGTTTTAGTTGAGCTTGCCTATCGAGTGCAGCTTTCAAAACGCATTGAAGCAGAGCGCAGGGCTGAAGAGGCCCGTAGGCGTTAATTTGTAAATTATCAAAAGGCTTAATGACTACTTTGCATAACTTTATCAAGAATCTTCGTGGTTTCTCAGAGGGACATCAGATGATTCGAGTTTTTAAGGTAATCGGGTCTATCGAAGAGGTCGACACTATGAACGTGGATGCCCGGTCTCTTTTTATCTCAGTAGAGTCCACAAACATTTCTCATCGCAACAACACCTCGAAGGTGACGTTTGCTTTGTTCGTGGTGGACAAGAGCTTTTCCGATGATGAAGATGCACTCGTTCTTTCTATGCAGGAGAACATATTTGTTATTGGTCAGGTGCAGGATTTTATCCTTAGCATCGATAATGACGTAGAATTCGGTGAGGTTACCATCGCACAAGCTCCAAACACTGAATACAACCTTACTGCCGCGGTCTGCACATTTGAAGTGGACTTCGATAAAAATATTTCTTGCGGAGAAGACTCTCTGAACTCTACCTATGTAGCTGAGTAATGAGCGCAGCTAGACAGGGAGGCCAGCTTAGGGCTATTATGGTAAGAAAGATTCGGCAAGCTGAAATAAGCGAAGCTATGGTTGATATTCTTGCAGGTAACAATCAATACTATACTGGCAAGCTATCTCAGGCAATACTAAACCGCGACCTTTCTAAGAATCTAAGGCTTTCATATTCTATCAATAAAGATATGAATGTGATTGAAAATGTTGTCGTTACGTTTGTAAACAGACTGTCTGGTCCAAAATACGCAGAACTAGTAGAAGAGACCCTAGGTGAAAACTCAAGTCAGGAAATAAGTGTAAGCAAAAGAGCTATTGAAAGCTGGATATTCGCAAAGGTAAAAAACGGAACTTGGAAGAATGCTTACGGTACAAACTACAAGAAGGTCAGGAAGTCAAGGCTTGGCGCAACAAAGACATACTTTTACCCGCTCTCAGAAAAAAAGGCAAGAGCTAGTTTGGCATTTGTAATAGCTCGCTCTATCAACGAAAACCAAATACTAAAGAACAGAAGTCCGTTCTTAATAAACCCTAGGATTAACCTCCGCGCTGAGTTTGCAATTCTATCGGGTCTTGAGGAGTTTAACGAAATATGGCTTCAAGACCTAGGGTTTGAGTCAATCAACAAAGTAATTAGTATATTCCAATAATATGGCATCTCAAGATAAGTTAGACAAGGAAATTACATCGGTTAATAAGCTAACCGCCAGTATTGGTGCGCTTACCGCTAAGTTCACATCGCTCATTGAAGAGGGCAAGGACTGGAAAGCAATTCAGGGTGAAATTGGTTCCGCCGTTGCTAAGTCTCGCGAGGACTTCATCAAACTTGTAAAAAGTGCTGAACTTGTTGCTAAACAATTTGCTGCTGATGGCAAAGCGGCAGAGGGAACATCTGAGCGGATTGCAGACCTTCAAAGGAAGGTCAAGTCTCTTGACTCTACATACAGCACTCTTGTAAACAAAACCCTAAAGGAACTTCGTAAAGAACAGACCGCCTATAAGGAGCAACTACGTCAATTAGCGGAACAAGAGAAGGTTGCTAGTCAGCAGGAAAAATCAATTATACAGCAAAGAAAGGCCGCAGCTACCCAAGCGCTTAAAGAAGTTAAAGAGCGCATTGCTAATGAGAAAGCAGACAAGAAAAAACTCTACGACCAAGAGACTGCTCAGATTAAGGAATTGCTCAGGCTGCAAAAGAATAGGCTCAGTCAAATATCTCAAGAAGAGGCTAAGGCTAAAACTGACAGAAAAGAAAGGGTTTCCGCTGTAAAAAAGGAGTTTAGTGATATCCTTAGTCAGCAAAGGGCAGAGGTAAGATTAGCTAATGAAAAATCCGCGGCAAACAAAAAGGCAGCAGCGGCAGCGGAAAAGGCGGCAGAAAAGCAAAAGTTCTTTGGTAAGGCTTTTACAGACTCGTTTAGCCCACAGGCAATCGGCAAGGCAATCGCCAGCATTGTAAAATTTATTGGTATATATGAAGTACTTGGAAGAACCGTTGGGTTTGTTTCTGATTTCTTTAAAGACTCCATTAGACAGTTTATTGCTTTTGATGCAAACATATCAAAGGTTTCTGCTGTAACTGGCTCAAGTGGAAAAGAATTAGAGGCACTAACAAAGGAAATACGTTCCGTAGCGGTAGAAACAAGGTTTACGGCTTCAGAAGTTGCTGAGTTAGCGGTCGAGCTTGGTAAACTTGGACTTTCTTCTAGGGAAATTGCGAGCCTTATTAATCCAATTGCAATTGCAGCACAGGCAACTGGTGAGAGCCTAACCTCTGTAGGCTCTGCTCTTGTTAAGGTTAGCAATCAGTTTCAACTGTCGGGAGCTGAGTCAGCTACATCATCAGCAATCTTAACGCAGGCGGTAAACAAATCAGCACTTACCCTTGAGGATTTCGGGGTGGCGCTTGGATATGTTGGTCCACTTGCAGCACAAACCGGACTTGATTTTGGTAAAACAGCTGCAATTCTTGGCGTTTTGTCAGACAACGGCTTTAGTGCTTCACGAGCCGGAACTGGACTAAGAGGTATATTGGTAAAGTTAAAGAAGCCCGGGGAGGATATTACTGAAACACTCAACACACTTGCTGATGCAAATATCAGTGTAGAAAAGGCGACCGAGCTCGTTGGAAGAACTTCCGCAGCTCAACTTATGACGATACTCAATAACATTGATGCGGTAAATGAAAACATTATTGTTCAAGAAGGTTTCGCAGAGCAACTTCGAGCTACTGGAGCCCAGATGTCAAGCTTTAGCGGACAAGTTGATATCTTAAAAAGTGCGTACGCGGAACTCCAACTTTCGGTAGGAAACTTTTTAGTTAGAAACGAAGTGGTACTTACGCTCATAGGTGCTCTTAGTGAGAAGTCAGAAGAACTTGCACGGGGATTTGTTCTTATTAAAAATGAATCAAACCGCCTTGGTGATGCTTTTTCAAAACGCCTTGCAGTTGGAATAAAGGAAGGAAACACCGAGCTTGAAATTTTAAACAAGTTGCTTTATGACTCCAATGATGAAAACATTAAGAAGGTTCTTAAAACCCTTAATGCGGCCAACCCAAAGTCGTTAAAGGAATTGAACGATGAGTTAGATAGAATTCAAAGGGGACCCGATTGGGCAAACAATGCACTACTTGCCATACAGGCTTTTAGCCCGGGCTTGGCTGACGCAGGAAGAGGCATATTAAATTATGCAAGGACAACAGATGAAACTGCAAAGTCGGTCAAGGGATTGACAACTCAAATAGCACTACTTGGTAATTCGGAGACATCAAACAAAATTCTTGATTTTGGGGCTCGGACAATAAATAATAGATACAAAGAGCAAGTCAAGCAAATTGCAGAAATAACAGATAAAACAAAACAAAAAGACGAAGCAATAAAACTTTCTCAAAAATTGCAGGTATTGTCAAATTCCGCACAGAAAGAGTCAAACAGGTTATTGCAGTCCTCCGACCTCTTAGAGAAAGCGCAAGGAACTCAGTTCGCCGGCAGGGCAAAAGGATATAATTCTTTAATAACTAAGTTAAAGGAGTATACTAGCGAGTTAAAGGAAAACCAAAAGGTTTTAAAGGACCCCACTGACAAGTTTAAAAGTGACTTTGAATTAAGACTTCGTAGTTTTGAAATTGAAAGAAAGGGAATTGAGGACTCTCAAAGAGACTCTGAGAAAGCGTTCAATCTTAGGATTAAACAACTGGAAGATGAGTTTCAAATCAAAGCTGACAACGCAACCACAGAGGGTGAGCTTATCGATATTTTAACAGAAAAAAGAATTGCAGAGCAAGCTGAAGTCGATAAGTATACAAATAAACTTGTTGGTTACGCATCAGAAACCGAAGACCTGACAAAACGTTCGGGAGAATTTTTTGATGAGTTTAGGGTTAAGTTTGAAAAAAGTGATAAAAACTTTCAAAACTTTAATAATAAACTTGAGTCTTGGGGACAGGCTTTGACTAATCTTGTTCAGCAAAACTCAGAGTTTAATCTTGATGCTCAGATTACTCTTATAGAAAGAGCCTCAAATGCTTATGCGGACGGTAGTGAAATTATTGACCTTTACACTAAAAACCTTAAAGGACTAGAAAGCCAGTACAATGATACTGCCTATGGGCAAATTAATCTTTCAATAGCTCAGAAGAAATTTACTGATGACGCTTTAAAGGCACTACAGAAATTAAAGAGTAATAGCGATGAGACTTATGGCGCCTTGCTTGCTAATCTTACAGCGCAATTTGGTGCAGAACAAGCAGAAATACTTTTAAAACCATTTAAAGAAGTATCGGACATACTAGCAAAGCAAATAAATAAAGCGATTACTGACGAGACCATTACCCCAGAAACGATTAAGGAAATTAAAAGAAAGCTTTTAGTTTTAAGGGGTAGCCTAGAGGATGGAGCTGGAAAGGAAGATATTATTTTAAAAATTGACATTACTCCACAGGAGGTTCTTGCCGCAGCGCTTGATGAAACTCTTAAGGGTATTGATAGATTTAATGATGTTGCTTTTGAGAACACTAAAAATCGTCTTGACAGAGAGCTTCAAGCGATTAAAGATACTTATGAAATTGAGGATGAAATTCTTCAAGCAAAACTTGAAAATCAGCTAATAACCGATGGCGAATATAGGGCTCAAGTCGAAAAAAATAGAAAAAAGGAAGCTCAGGCTCAAAACAAAATTGAAAAACAAATTTTTGACGCAGAACAAAAAAGAGACCGTCAAAAAGCGCTTCTTGATTATTTAGCAGCTCTTGGTTCTATTGTTCCAACATTGATTTCTCAGGGTGTCGCTACACCTCTTGACGTTTCCTTGAAAGCAGCAATAACAGCTGGATTTGCAACTATCGGCTATGGAGTAGAGGCTAAAGCAATTAATCAACGTAAGTTTTATCCAACGAAGTTTGCCGAAGGTGGTATTGTATCCGGGCCTTCTCACGCTGAAGGTGGCGTACCATTTACCGTTCGCGGACAGGGTGGGTATGAGATGGAGGGTGGCGAGTATATCGTAAACAAAAACTCTACGCAGAAGTACAGAACTTTACTAGACCAGATAAACGGAAAGAGTAAATCAGACTACAAGTTTGCGGCTGGTGGAATTGTAAAAGACCCAAGCGTTATTGCCAACAGGCAGATTGAGCTTCTTGAGGCTATTGCATCTTCAAACATTACAATGGTTGGTAAATTAGATAAACCAGTTCGTTCGTTTGTGTCGGCAACAGACTTACGCTCTGATGAAAACGCTCGTAGAATTCAAGAACGCAACTCTCAATTATAATGGCTATAGATATATTATATGACAACGGTGCTCCATTCGGTGCGCCTGCCCAAGCGGGTGAAAATGGTCTCTTGCTAGAATACACGGAAACAAATGGCGTAGCTTCTATAACCTATGAGGCCGGAGAACCGCCAGTATTCACTCCAGAAGCTGGTGATGTAGCGATAATCTTCAACACGGCAGACCTAACAGACTTTGGTGTATTTTATGTTACTGGAGCTACTATGGCCCCTATGATTGGAGAATACCCGGTATCAATAGAAGGAATTATCGACAAGAACTTTTATGCTTTCTCAAAAGTATATGAACAGTCATATAGCGTACAGATATACAGCGCGGACCTATATTCTGATTTGACAGCTAATTTTGCAAACACTTTTAAGGTAAGCAGCCAGACGGAAAAGTCACACTACTCTGACCTTATGATTGCGTATTCAAAAAAGATATCTCATACTGTTATTTTGGACAACCTAAGGAGAAACTTTTGGAGCAGCAAAGATGCGTTGATGGCAGACACCATCTTCTTGATAGACAACTGCACCAACGGAAGCCCCAAAGCATACAAGGTGAGCATTAATGACTCTACCTTTGAGGTGTTTAATAACAAATTTAAAAGTACGGTAAGCTTTAACCTCGCGTCAAGCAAGCTGTAATTTATAGGTATGAGCTACAGACTAAGAGTAAACAATCAGTTCCTTGATTTATTTCCCAATCAAGAGATTGCCATTGGTGTGGATTACTATGACACCACAAACATAGATTCCATAAAAATACCATTTAGCTTTAACTCTGACGTTCCATACACTCTTAAAAACAAAACCGCATTAGGCTATAACGATGCCAACGGATATGGTGGTATTCCATTGACGGAGTACGATTATGAGGTATATAAAGGCGATGATGTTATATCCTCGGGCAGGGCTAGGGTTCAGTCTGTAGTCATAAACTCTGTTGAGCCCATATTTACTCTTGAGTTGAAGGATAAGGTATCTGAGTTCTCTAAGGCCCTTAGGGACCTAAAGATTGAAGATATATATAACGATGCTTTCTCTACTCAAGTAAGGACATTATCGACATACCTATCTACCAATCAAGGATACGACCAAAGGGACATCGAAATACCATTTATTGATTTCGATAACATTCAAAAAACAACAGGATATGAATCACGTCAATTTACTTCGTGGGGCACTAGTGGAAAAAAGTTTGGTCTTATGCCAGCGCTTAGAGTCATTGACTTTATTGATAGGGTATTTAGTGCAGCTGGTATAGCGTACACTTCAAAGTTTGTTTCAGGAACAGGCTCTTGGGACCCAAGGAATCTTTACATACTTTATCCAACTTATCTATCGGCAACCCCAGCAAGCAAGAGAGAGAGCTTTCTGTTTCCATTTCCATATAATGTTCAGGCAAATACAGACCAAGATTTATCTACAGGAGACA